TTCGGTCAAATTATAGGTTGATTTCACAGGAAAACAGGAGAAAACAAATGAGTGTTCCTTTTATGTGGGTTGATGGTAATCTTACGCTTGTTCTTAATAACAGGACGTATCAAGTTTTGCCGGATCATATCAATTACAAGATGATTCTTGAGGCGTTGCCAACAGCGACCGCCGATGAACTCTTGGAGATTGTGGATGTGGAAAAGGCTGTTGCTACTTTTAGTGATGGTCTTGTGGAGATTAAGAACGGCCAAGTCACTTATGAGGGCGAGGTTGTTCATGGCAGTATCAGTAAGCGTATTCTGGAGTTTATGAGCAAGGGTCTGCCTTTTCAGCCCCTAGTTAATTTCCTGAATAATCTTATGGATAATCCTAGTATGCAGAGTCAAAAGGAACTGTATGATTTCCTTGAGCATGAGCATCTGCCTATTACTGAGGATGGTTGTTTCCTTGCTTATAAGGCAGTCAGGAATGACTACAAGGATAAGTATCGTGGAGTATTTGACAACAGTGTTGGTAATGTTTGCAAGATGACTCGCTCAAAGGTGGACGATGATCGTGGTCGTGGCTGTTCAAACGGACTTCATGCTGGTGCATTGAATTATGTTGCTGGTTATGGTAGTCTTGAGAGCGGCGACAAGATTGTGATCGTCAAAATTAATCCCAAGGACGTTGTGAGTGTTCCTAGTGATTGTAACTGTGAGAAACTTCGCACATGCGAATATCTTGTGGTTGGTGAATATCAAGGAGAACTTCTCAAGCCATTGTATTCGGCAACATTCTCAGAGGATGAGTATGCCGATTATGATGATGAGGATGAGGACTATGATATCCGTGATGATTATTGGGATCAGTTTGATGATGAGGATGAAGATGAGGATTATGAGGACGAGGATGATTACGATAACTCGTACCCTGGTTGATTAAAAGAATTAGTGGAGTCTGGAGACTAAGATAGTAGCCTCTGGTATCGAATGATACACACGCTATTTGAGAGGGTTCGATTCCCTCCCGCTATTTTATATTGCTAATGGTGGTAGAGGTTGCCGCCCCAATATAGGTTCACAGAAGAAACAGGTAAGATAATGTTTAGTGATAATCTTGGTTTTAATCCGTTTGATAAGAATAACAATGTTTACGCTAATGGATATGCTCATGCTCGTCAAAAATTTTTGAATTCTTTCAAGCAAAATAATATCTTGGTTTATAACGGCAATCCTCGTAAGAAGATTAGCAGCATGAGTCATACTAATAATCTTGACGAGGCTTTAGACGCTAATCAAAACAAAGGTTCTGATGTTTACTTTTATGTGAATGGTGGTCGTAAACTTTTCCATATCGATCAGTTTACTTGTTGCTTTTGTGATATGGATGCTGGTCGAGACAGCGAGGGTAAATACTTTAAGCCTAGTGTTGTAATGCAGCATAAGAAGCGATTTCTTGAAAAGATTAACAACTTTCCGGTTAAGCCTAGTTGGGTAATTGATACTCGTAACGGTTATCAGTGCTACTGGCTTTTTGATGACAAGTCTCGACAACTTGTTGGTAAAAATAAGACATACTGGAATGGCCTACAGAAGAAACTAGTAAATTACTTTGGTGGCGATCCGCGAGCGATCAAGGCTAATCAGATTTATCGTGTTCCTTATACTTGGTGGCGTAAGGGTTGGGAAGGGAAGGCTCCTTACTTTAGCAGTATGCTGCCAGGATCAACTGGGGATGCAATTAATGTGGCCGATTTGCAATCTGCTCTTACTGGTCAAACAACCAATATTGTTATTGATCCTGCAAAGTGCAGTGACGAATGGTACAAGGGTTATGCCAAGGCTTATAAGAAGGCTGATGCTAATAATCTACCAGTGCCAATAGACGTTGCCAAGCAGATTCTTAGCACACTAGTAAATGATCCTCACAATAAGTCTTATAATAATGATGATCAGTATGATGATGACGATGGCTTGCCGGAAAAGGCTTATGGCGATCCCGAAATGGTTCAACCAGCGTGTCGTGGAGGCGATTGTTTAAACCTGAGCGGTCAGCAGACCAAACTTTTAAAAACGGTCGTGGAGTACCTCAATCAAGCGTCCACAGCGTTGTATTTCAGCAACAATCGCTTTCTGAGTAGTGCGGCCAAAGACCTTGCTGCTCAACTTGGCGACCAATTTTGTATTGGATGAACTTTTCGTATCATAGGGGTTAAGGATTCCTTCCCCTTTTGATACGGAATATAAAAGGAGACAACTTATGCCAAGACATACAAATAAACTATTAAAAGTTTTGTTGGAGGATCAAACTAAATTAGATGTGTTTACTACACTAGTAAATAGTCTAGGTTCCGCTAATAAGGTAAAAGAATATTTCCATAAGAACAAATTCTTTGAGGAAAAATACTACCTTAGTAGTCAGACGATTAGTAATATTATGAGAAAACTAGGATTTAAAGGCACAAGAGGTCGTCCATCAACTAGATGCCGATACACATCTAAAAGATACAATCGAGTATAATATGCACAATCCATACGATGATGAAGATGACGAATACGATGATGACTACTATAATAATGATTATAGCGACCAGTATGATCCGTATAAGTTTTACTTTAAATTTGATATGAATCAAAACTCTCCGTTGTCAGAATGGATAAGCAAAATGATCAATGATATCTTTAAAAAAGATTATGACTTCGACAAGATGATAGTATTTCCTGTGAATAGTTGGAATCCCAATACTGGAGGAAAAGATAAACTCCAGTATTTGGGATCCAATTATGCCAACGAACCAATTTGGAAAACAAAATATTGGGTTGCTGATCCTGTAAACTCAGCATACAAAGCACACTTACAGTCTCATGCTGTTCATTTTATTAATCAACCCAAATACTATAAAGGACTATTTGATATTCTCAATTAGAAATCTCATGAGCGATACATGGTATGTTGTTCCAGATCTGGATAAATTCACAGATAAGGCTAGAGCAATAGTCTACAATAATTTTGGAGTCTGGAAAAATAAAGATACTCTGGATACTATGATAGATGAAGTTAAAAAGGATGAACAAGAAGAATTTGATAAATTATTGTCTCATCAAGAATCATTGCTTATAGTTAAAGAACTTGTAAAAAAACAAAAAAATATCAAAACTAAAAAAATTAGATATGCTATTAATGATTCTATTTTTGCAGATATTGTGTATCGACTAAATGATAGAATGGTTAGTAATATAGTTACTAGTTTAGTTCAAAAAGGATTGGTAGAGTCTGCATACGATAGTGAAGCAAATGATTTTGTATTTTGGATTAAAGATGAAAACAAAAACGATAAAGAAAAACCAGAAACCGATTGAACTTGATGCTCAGTTTAGATTTATATGTCAAAATATTGACTGTGGTTTTGATCATTGGCTAAACTTAAAACAATGTCAAACAAAAAACTTTAAGGTTGTTTGTGATTGTGGTAATATTTTTAAGCCTAAACAAATAGTAAATATAAAAATTCAATATAAGAATAAAATAAAGAAAAAAGACGATCATCAAAAACTAGATAATAGTCAAGAAAAAGTTGTTCATCAGCCAGTTATCGAACATAATAATACAACTATAGAACTAGTAATCCCAGAATATCTAAAAACAACTTCGATCAAAATATTATGTAAATATGGCTTTACTGAATTAGAATCAGAGAATCTTGTGTTAAAGGCTTTTAGCAAAAATCCTATAGATAACGTATCTATTTTTGTTAGATATATAATTGAGAATATAAAAACTTTGGAGGAAAAATAATGAGTAGTGTTAAGCGACCAACTTCTTTCGATGAAATTGTAGGTCAATCAGATGTTGTTAATAGACTAAAAATATCCACAGAGGGCTGTAAAAAAACAGATTCGATACTTCCCCATGTTTTAATTGATGGGCCTCCTGGCCTTGGAAAAACAACCATCGCTGGTGCTATTGCATCAGAAATGAATGTTAATCTATATACTGCAAATGCGGCTAACCTTCGTAGTGTTAAGAGTGTTTTGCCTTATTTGCTCAGAATGACAAGGAGATCAGTATTTTTTATTGATGAAATACACAGACTCCCAAAACTAGTTGAAGAATTTTTATATCCTGTAATGGAAGATTTTAAGATTAATATAATTCTAGATAAAGAACCAGAGGAAATAGAAATTCCTGCTTTTACTTTGGTTGGAGCAACAACTAGTGGCGGAAGTCTTAGTCAGCCATTTTATGATCGTTTCCAAATTAAAGAACATTTATCTTTCTATACAGATGTTGAACTAGCAAAACTAGCAGGATCGAACGCTGCAAAATTAGGAGTAGTCATAGGCGACTCAGACCTCTTGGAAATAGCCAAAAGAAGCAAGGGTACTCCTCGTATTTTAAATGGTAGACTACAATGGTATAAAAACTATAAAATGTGCAGTAATAATGATGTTTCTATAGATGAAATTTTTAATGCTCAAGGCATTGATCACAACGGTCTGGATATATATGATAGAATGTATATTGATATACTTAAGAAAAATACTGGGAATCCTCTTGGTCTTAAATCTATATCTTCTTTGACTGGTATTGCTATTGAAACTATAGAGAATAGTATAGAGCCATATCTAGTAAGAAAAGGATTTATTAGACGAACAGTAAAGGGTAGAGTTATAGGCGATATATAATGATGAATATACTAGGCTTAAATTTATTTAAGTCTAAAGAACTTAGATTTGCCTCAAGATCACCATCATGGTCCAAAATTAGAAAAGAATATCTCAAAAAATATCCTTGTTGTGCTGCTTGTGGCAGATCGAATAAAGTTGAAGTTCATCATATAAAGCCGGTTCATACTCATCCAGAAAAAGAACTTGATCTAGATAATTTAATAACTCTTTGCGATAGTCCATGCCATATTGTGTTTGGCCATTTTATGGACTATAAGAGCTGGAATCCAAAAGTTATAGAAGACTGTATGGTGTATTATAATAAATACAATAATAGACCATATAAAGACTTCTAAATGGATTCAAATTTTTTATTATACATATTACTATATCTAAATATAGTTAGTTTTATATTAGGATATTTATTTTCTAATATAAGAACTACTACATATATTTTAGACAATAATAAATATGATAAAAATATTCGGCAGAAAAACTCTAATGTAGTGTCTACTATTAGTATAGAAGATGACAAATATGTTGTTGCTATAGACACTTCAAATATTGAAAAAAAATATGATACTCTTGGAGATATAAAACAAACAACAGAGAATATATCAAATTCGATAGATAAACTTAAAAATTTAAAGAGGTAAATTATGGCAAAAGGATTAGATGTAGGCACAAGTTTTATTGTATTATCACAAGAAAATAATGGAATTATTGAATACAAAGATTTTAGAGATGCTTTTTATGTAATAAAACCAACAACTCCAGTTGCCACAAAAATGATAGAAAAAGGATTAGCTGGTAAAGTATTTATAAAAGATAAAGATGGATCATTTATTATACTTGGAAAAGATGCTATCGAAAAAGCTGTTGAAAGAAATGATATTGCTAAAAGGCCAATGTTCAAAGGTGTGGTTTCTTCTAAAGAAAAAGATGCTAAAAGAATATTAGCATTTATCTTAAAAGAAGTTGCTGGAACAGCGTCAGAACCTGGGGAGAAATTAATATTCTGTGTTCCCGCTCAACCAGTAGATCAAGAAGATGAAGATTTTGATGTTGGCTACCATGAAGATGTAGTCAAAACAGTATTAGCAGAATGTGGTTATGATGCTAAGTCTATTAATGAGGCTGAAGCATTATGTTATGCTGAATTAGGAGATGATGATTATACTGGCATAGGTGTTAGTTGTGGTGCTGGTATGACAAATGTTTGTGTTATGCTTAATGGTGAACCAACAGTAGTCTTTAGTACCACAAAGTCAGGCGATTGGATTGATCGTATGAGCGCCGTGGCGACCGGAGAGAATGATAGTGTTGTTCAGGCAGAGAAAGAGGCGGGCGATTTTAAAATAGGCGAACCGAACGACAACCCCGTATTATCTGCCGTATCAGTTTATTATGAAAGACTTATTGATTATACAACTAGACAATTAGCTTTTGCTCTTAGTAATCATAAATCATTACCTAAATTTAAAAATCCTCTTAAAATAGTTGTTGCTGGCGGAACATCTCAAGCAAAAGGATATGTGGAAATTTTTAGTAAAAAATTAGTAGATAATAATTTTCCATTATTAATAAAAGAAGTTGTTCATGCTGAAGATCCATTACATTCAGTATCCAAGGGATGTTTAATAGCTTCTAAAGTGTTGTAAAATGGTCAAAATTATTCATCACAATCAGATAAATAATAAAATAACGCCAACTCCTACATCAAGCACAACAAAAATAATAAATAAATTTGAATTAGATAGTAAAAATTTTAATATAGAATTATTAAGTAATTCTAGTGTTAGTAATACTAATTTAATATATCATCTTGATGGTATTCTTCAGCCATCATTAACACCATCAATAACACCATCTAAAACACCAACAAATACTCCAACCATAAGTATTACTCCTACTAAAACATCAACTCCAACAGTAACAAAAACAGTCACACAAACAAAAACTCCAACACCAACTATAACTCCAACAAAAACTCCAACCCCAACAATATCTAAAACACCAACTAATACCCCAACAAATTCACCAACTCCACCACCAACACCGTTCCCATCACAAACGCCGCAACCAACGCCATTTCCATCACAAACTCCACCACCAACGCCATTCCCCTCACAAACACCACCTTCAACGCCTTGTCTACCATGTCCATCGCAAACTCCACAACCATCTGTAACCCCAACAATAAGCGTCACTCCAACCGTAACCCAAACTGTAACCCCAACAATCAGCGTCACACCGACAATCACGCCGACAATCAGCGTAACACCGACAATCAGCGTAACGCCGACAATCAGCGTAACGCCGACAATCAGCGTAACGCCGACAATCAGCGTAACGCCGACAATCAGCGTAACGCCGACAATCAGCGTC